TGGGGTACGGTCCTTTTATCGTAGTATCAGATAGAGATTCACACGACGAAGAAATTACGTTGGGCGACAAGGAAGATAAGTCGATCAAGGTAAAAGATGTCCAGAAGAACAAGGTATTGATGATCACCGGAACCTCTTCTAGCATCCAAGACTTATTCAAGAGATGGTCTGGTGAGAGCAAGAAGAAGTCTGGTGGTGGTGGGAAGATAGATCCTACTAAGTTTGAGACAGACATCGTAAATGAGATCAATGAACGTAACGGAAACGCTTCAGTCAAGGGGTCCAATGATACACCAGCATCCAACGATCTTGCAGAGAAGATCGTAGATCACTTCTTCAGTACCTACTATAAGGCAAGGAGTGCATCGAAGGCAAGCGGATCTTCGTCGAAGGGGAATTTGACGCAGGTATATCTGGACAATGGCGTTTCTTCTGGTGAACCCAAGACAGATATCCTAATCGACAAGAATCGTTGTTCGGTAAAGAAAGCAGGAGGCGCACAGTTTGCTTCTGCTCAGGGTGGTGAGATGTATGCCGTTATGACTGCTGCGTTGGAGAACAAGGATTTCTCTAAAGCCAAAGGCGCCTTGGTGAAGAATATCAAGAGCGTTGTGAAGACTGCACTCGACAAGAAGAATTTCTACACTCTCCGAGCAAATTTCGGAGAGGGAAATTCATTTGACAAGGTGTTTGGTAAGGTGATGGGACTCAATCCAGATAAACCTACTGACGCAGAAGTTGAAGCCCTATCCGAACTGTTTGATAAGTCGGGTCTAGGAATTAGTGTGTCACAGGCTGTACATGAGTTCCTAACATCGGACAAAGTGCAACTTGCCCTGTTCACCGAGTTCATTACAGGTGGAGGCAGATTCGTGAACACGGATCACATCCCCAGTCATATCTTGGCATGGTCAGAAGACAGCGGAAAGTCTTACTATGAGGATATCCATAATTACATCAAGAACACCTACAAGTCCGGGGGTTTCAAGTACCGAGTATCTGATCGAGGTTCGGGTCGCGGCGGTGCATTCCGACTAGAACCAAAACATATCTCTGAGGCTATCGATCTCACACCATCAGAAAAATTGGTAGCACAACAACTAACAGAAGAATTTGATCGGGAGATAGAAATGCTTGATGAGGGTTTTCTGGATAAGATGAAAGACTTAGGCTCTTCTGCCCTAGACATAGCAAAGAAGGGTNTTCNATGGCTCAAGTCTGCGNTGAAATCTGTATTTGGATTCTTCGCCATGCTTCTTGCAAAGGGAGTTGGGTCTATAGCAAAGGTGTTTGGAATATNCGCAGATATGAAGGTAGATTACACATTCCCAATTTGAGGAANAGAAAACTCAAATCAATGAAATCATTCAACGAATATATCACAGAAGCACTCAAGACCAAAGAAATCAAAGCGTCTGAGTTTCCTGATCCCCTTTCCAAGCGGCTCAAAGCCATCTTCCAGACAAAGGGAGATATGGATGGAGAGGAACAGGATGACGTTGTACAAACCCGAGACAGTTCTTGGGCAGCATCAAACCTGAAACCATCGCAGTCTGCTATCTTCCTTGGTAAAGCACTTGGAATGGCTATAGGTGGAGTGAAGGGTGGGGACTTGGGTTCCATTGTGTCCAAGGATAAGCACATCCTAGACGGACATCACCGTTGGGCAGCGACTCTGTTCTCCGAACCGAGTGCAAAGATCCACGGCATCGAAGCGAACCTTGGTATTGGCGATCTGGTCCCCGTGCTTCGTGCATTGGGGGACTCTATAGGAAACCAACGACGCGGCGAACCAGCAGGTGGAGATGTCAATATTTTCAAGGCGAAGTTCCAAGACGTTCTCGACGCAATTCATGACGGTAAGAATATGCATTCCGGGTTCTATAACAAGGACAAAGCAGAGGCATGGCTTGAGAGCATCGGTGGTGAAGACGAACTCAAGAAACGATTTGCATTCATCCAGAAGCAGACTCCACCAAAGGGCGCACCTCCCCGTATTGAAATGCCTGTGATTGATGCAGACAAGGGTGATGAGAAGTTGGCATCGAAGTTGCTCAGTAAGGGCAAGTTGGATGTCCGTGCGCCATATGCCAAGGAAGATATAGATGAGTCCGTCCTTGCCGAAGGGATCCATCTCGAAAAGGGCTGGGTCAACGTCAAGAACAACGAGATCATCCATCAGATACGGATGAAGCCCTATCATGTTCAGATGATCGTGAAAGATCCGAAGAAGTTTGGGATTACGGAAAGGCAGATCAAGTCGATTCTAAAGGACCGACTCGATGACTCTGGGATGTGGGATAGTGATGAAAACACCGATGTGGCATTTGCGGAACTGAGAGATGGAATCAATGACCACGACACATCGATTGAATTGCTCGCAATGAAAAAGGGATGGCATCGATTCGTTTTCAACGAGGGATATTTCTCTGTTGTGGGATCGGGAACGATCAGAGACTTACATCGTGTATCTGTTGCACTTGGTGCGGAGTTGGGTCTATTCGACGAGAGTGAGAAGTTACACAATGTTGAACTCAGTTTGCGTATGGCAAACGGAAAGTTCCACACCAATCAGAAGAAATATTGGAGAATCAAACAAAAATCTGAGTTCCTGCGTTGGATAAAGTACGGTGGAGATCCCAACCGACTTCCCAAGGAAGACTCGAAGAGACAGGATGTGGCAACAGCACGGTCAATCGGACGATATCCACCCGGATCTGATGAATTTGGTTCACTCAAGGGTCGAAACGTAAGCAAGAAATATGCAGCGATATATGCACACAAAGAACATCCATTCAAATCGTTCCGGGAGTTCATCAACGAGCAATGAAGTCATTCAAGCAGCACATCCTAAACGAAGACAAGAACACCCACCTCGAACACGTTGAGGATGAGGTCTTTGTTAGTTATGATGCTGCTACGAATGCTGTTGCGTTTCTTGAAGGTGTCGTGGCGATGCTCAAGGGGAATGCAAGTTCGTCCTACAACCTGACAGTCAAATGGGACGGCGCACCAGCCATCTTCTGTGGAACAGATCCAGAGACAGGCGATTTCTTCGTAGGAACTAAGTCAATCTTCAACAAGACTCCGAAGGTGAACTACACTCCAGCCGATATCAGGAAGAATCATAGTGGCGATCTCGCCAAGAAATTGATTGTTGCTTTGGCTTACCTTCCCAAACTAGGAATTCGTGGAGTTCTTCAGGGTGATATGATGTTCACATCATCGGATGTCAATGAAATCCAACTTGATGGTGAATCTCACATCTCGTTCCGACCTAACACGATTACATATGCCTTCCTTTCCACATCGGATGCAGCGAAGTCGATCAAGGCAGCAAAGATTGGTATTGTGTTCCACACTACCTACAAAGGTAAGACCATCTCTACGATGAAGGCTTCCTTTGGTGCCAAGACAAGTTCACTCAACAATACCAAAGATGTCTGGGTATCCAGCGCAGACTTCCAAGACGTATCGGGAACGGCAACGCTTACATCGAGTGAAAGTACGGACATCGAGGGACAGATCGCTGATATCAAGACGAGCCTCGCATCTGCCAAGTCGGCAATCGATATTCTTGGTGGTACCAGTGTACTCGGTCCTTACATCAAGACCTACATCAATAGTCAGGTTCGACTAGGAACTCTTTCATTGGACATTGATACCCTAAAGATATTCATCGAGGGAAAGTTCAACGACAAAATCGACAAGGCAAAGAAAGAAGAGACTAAGGAAGCGAAGGAAGCCAAGAAGCAGGAAGTCCTTGCTTTCGTGGATACCAATTCGAGCAACCTAGAATCTCTGTTTGATTTGGNAGACCAGATGAGGGNTGTCAAGACAGCCCTCCTAAATAAGATGAACAGCATCAATAGNATTCGTACACTACTCCCCACAGACAAGGGATTCNAATCAGTGAACCCCGAGGGTTATGTTGCTATTGATCACACAGGAAGGAATGCGGTCAAATTCGTTGATCGTATGGAATTTAGTAAAGCCAACTTCACAGTCGCAAAAGACTGGGTAAAAGGCTAATACAGGAGAACGAGTTATGTTAGGTACAATTTGGTGGAGCGTTTTGATGTTCGTTGCAGGCACCGTTGTTGGTGCGCCTTTATGGACATGGGCAAAGACCCACTTCCCTTGGAATAAGTGATTCCCCGATGAAGTACTCCGCCTTCAAAGATCGTCTAGATGAGTCCACGACTGATAAATCAATCGTGTTCACATTCGGCAGGTTTCAGCCTCCCACATCTGGACATGAGAAATTGGTAGACAAGGTAGTCTCTGTCGCCCGCAAGTTCGGTGCAGAGGCTGCTGTCTACCTTTCTCCTTCTGAGGGCGGACAGAAGAACCCCTTGCCCCTAAAGGACAAGGAGAAGTACATGAAGTCTTTCTTTGGAAGAAGTGTTGACATCTATGCTGATAGTACGTTCAACAACCCCTTCTATGTAATGAAGAACCTATCCGATCAGGGATATAAGAAAGTCTATCTGGTAGTCGGTTCTGATCGTGTGAGTGAGTTGAAGAAGAACATCTCAAAGTACATTGGTCACTCTGATAAGTCTAAGTCTTATGAGTTCACTGAGTTTGATGTCATCAGTGCTGGTGATAGAGATCCAGATGCAGAAGGTGTTGGGGGTATGTCTGCATCCAAGATGCGTGCTGCTGTGGTCGAAGGTGACTATGCGGCATTCAAATCTGGACTTCCTTCCACCGCAAACAACAGATCAGCCAAATCTCTCTATGACAAATTGAGGGACAAGTTGGATGTCTCTGAGAACTACGACATATTTGACCGAATCCCTCTGGACGTTCTTCTAGAGGAAGCACCGAAGTCAAAGAAAGTCAAGCAGACTCTTCTGGTCCTTACNACNCAACCATCTGGGAATGAGGAGTATCCCAAAACCGTAGAGAAGATGCTCGAAGTAGCGAGNGGGATGGGATATAAAATGTATCCTGTGTCTATAGACCATGCATTCATTCCTGATGATGGAATCGAAGAGAATAGTATCTCCATCCACGATTACTACAACAACAACAAAGTCCTGAAGATCTTCCCAAAGAACACTACAGTGTTCGTGAGAGGTAGTGCAGTGATGACCAACGCAGGACAGGGACTTTTGAAGATACTTGAAATCTCAGGTGCAAAGATGATCAACGACTCAGAGNCTATGGATATGTGTCGTAATAAGTACCTCACATCTATCATCCTCAAGCAGAACAANATNCCAATTCCCCGAACCACCCTCATCAACGATGAGTCAGACATTGCTCTTGCTCATAAGTCTGTAGGTGGGAAGTTCCCGGTTATTCTCAAGACCATTACGGGTGCAGAGGGAATTGGTGTCTCTAAGATCGAGTCATTTGAATCTCTCAAGAGTGTTCTGCAATCTATGTGGAAGCATGAAGCGGAGATGGTGATACAGGAGTATATGGAGATCAAGTTCGATGTTCGTACCATTGTGTTTGACGGAGAAGTAGTTGGTTCCCTGAAGAGACTCANGGGAAAGAAGGACTTCCGTACCAATGTTTCTCTTGGCAATACCAGCAAACCTTACAAACTAAACGACAAAGAAACTCGAATCATCCTTGATGCCGCAAGAGCATCTCAGTGCCGACTCTCTGGTGTAGACCATATCCTTACATCAGACGGTATCAAAGTTCTAGAGGTCAATGGATCTCCCGGTTTCAATGCTCCATCATATATGCTCTACCCAGACAAGGAAACTGGTGACGGAAGAGATGTCCTAAAGATGGTCATTCAGAGAGCAGTACGAAACAAGAATCTCACCAAGTCGGATGTTGATACAGTGGGATACTTCGAGAACCTAGAACTAGATGGTGTCGGAAAGATCAGTGCCAAGATTGATTCGGGGAATGAGGGTCATAGTGTACTCCACGCGACTGACATCAAGATCAGGGGTAAGATGGTGTCGTTCAAGACAACCAACAACAAGACTCTACATCTCCCTATCGCCAGCACGATCACGATCCATATTGGGTCTGGTAAGATCGAAAAACGACCCACAGTAGAGATAGATACAACCTTTGCAGGAAAAGACATCGGCAAGATCCGTTTCTCCCTTGCAGACCGATCCCGCAATTCAGCACCCCTGCTTGTCAGTAGGAAGGTTGTGTCGGGGTTGGGAATCAAAATAGACCCAACAACTTCCTACATACTAGGAGAGTCATCTATAGACAACGAATTTAGCCAGTTCATATTGGAGGCAGAATGAAACAGTACTCAGAATTCAAGACTAACCTACAGGAACATCACGCACAATCGTCGATTGCAATTCCTGACCACGGACTACCCAAGGCTGATTTAGATATCAACCTGTTTGCG